GTAACTACATTTGAACATGAAATGGAAAAGGAGTTCGTAAAAGATGGCTTTAGCAACTCGTAAGCGCAAAAAAGCACCTCGTGCTAGACGTAAAACTACTGGCGCCACCGCCGCTCCATTGGACAATTACAAACGTGCAAGGGACTTCTTTCACTTTGAAGTAGACAAGAAAGAATATTTGCCTATTATCAAAGCATATGTAAAAAAGAAGTATGACAAAGCAACACAATCTGCTATTTTTAAGAACAGTGATGGTGCAATTGCATACAGTCATGTTGCAGCATTTTGTCATTATATGAACAATGACAAAGCAGACTTGGTGCCCCAAGACAGTGTAAACTGGATGGAGGGATTCTTTGTGGATCGTCTGGCTGAAAAAGGCAAAACTATTATTGCTGAAGTTAAGGCTGAAGAACGTGCAAAGCCTAAGAATGTATATGTGCCTAGTATTCAGGAACGTATTAAGGAAGCAAGTGGCAACATTATTGCAGATATTGAAGAAGTAGTTGACGATTTTATTCGTGATCCTGCTAAATTTAAAAAGTGGGATGCAGTCAAGTTTTTCCGTAACAAACAGGTTAATCAAGCACACGCTAGACACATTCGTGCATTCTATGAAGGACCACTTGCAGAATACACAATGCTACAACAGCCTGCTCGTGAACAAGATGAAGATTTGCGTGAAGGTTATGCACATTTAAGCAAAGCAGACATTAAAAAAGGTTTAGAACTTTTCAACAGTATTGTTGGTGCTTGTGATTTGATTACAGCCGAGAGCAAAGCAACTCGCAAGACTCGCACACCAAAGCCTAAGAGTGCTGACAAGTTGGTTGCAAAAATGAAATATTGCAAAACCGACGAAAAGTATAAAGTAGCAAGCATTAATCCTGCAGATATTATTGATGCTACTGAAGTTTGGGTGTTTAACATTAAAACACGCAAGATTGGCAAGTATGTTGCAGAGGAACACGCTACACTGCAAGTCAAAGGTACTACACTACAGTTTTTTGATGAAAAGAAAAGCGTTGCTAAAACGCTTCGTAAACCTGAAGAACAGTTGCGTGAGTTTAACAAAAGCGGCAAAGTACAATTGCGTAAGTTCTTAGACAACATTAATGCTGTCGAGACTAAGATGAACGGACGCTTTAATGCTGACACTGTGATCCTTAAAGCAGTAAAGTAATAAATAGTGTATAGATAAGGATACACTATGGCAACACTAGCATCACTAAGAGCAGACACAGTAGATTACATTCGCTATCGTTTGGGCGATGGCATGGTGGATGTTGAACTTGATCCGGAACACTATGACAATAGTATTGACAAAGCAGTAAAACGTTTTCGTCAGCGCAGTCAAAATGCGTATGAAAGTTCATATGTATTTCTAAGTGTTGTCAAAGAACAGCAAGAGTATACACTACCGGACGAGATCGAAGAAGTTCGTCAAGCATTTAGACGCAGTGTTGGCAGTGGATCAAGTGATACTGGTACACAGTTTGAACCATTTGAGGCAGCATTTCAGAATACTTATTTGTTGCAAAGTGGACGCATCGGTGGTATGGCAACATATGAAATGTACTATCAGTATCAGGAACTAAGTGCAAGACTGTTTGGCGGCTTTATCAACTTTGAGTTTAATCCTGTTACTAAAAAAATTACACTGCTTCGCAAGTTTAGTGCAAGCGGAGAACAGATTGTACTATGGACTTATAACCTGCGTCCAGAAAGTAGACTACTACAGGACAGACACGCTGGACCATGGATCCAAGACTATGCACTAGCACTTGCAAAATACACGCTAGGTGAAGCAAGAGGCAAGTTTACAACTATTGCTGGACCACAAGGCGGCACAAGCCTTAATGGTGATGCACTTAAAGCAGAAGCGCAAGTTGAAATAGACAAACTCGATGAAGAACTACGCAATTATGTAGATGGTTCTGACCCACTTTCATTTATTATTGGCTAATAAGAGGCTTACATGATTATAGGAATTTGCGGACTGATCGGTTCTGGTAAAGGAACTGTCGCTGACATATTGGTTGATCAAGGCTTTAAAAAAGTAAGTTTTGCTGACAAACTCAAAGACGGTGTAAGCACAATCTTTGGTTGGGATAGAGCAATGCTAGAAGGAGACACAGATGAGTCAAGACAATGGCGAGAACAGCCAGACGACTTTTGGTGTAATGAAACGCAAATGGAAGTCACTCCTCGTTTGGTGCTTCAGTTATTTGGTACTGATTGCATGCGTGATGGGTTTTATGATGGAGTCTGGGTAAGCCTACTTAAAAAAACTATACTGGATAATCCGGGCAACTATGTTGTGCCTGATGTGCGTTTTGAAAATGAAATAGAAATGATTCGCAGTATTGGCGGCGAAGTTTGGGAAGTAAAACGCAACGGTGATCCTGAATGGCTAATTGAATATGAAACAACAGGTGTAGAACCAACAACAGTACATCCTAGCGAATGGCGCTGGATTAAATCTAAAAAAGATGAAGTAATTACTAATGATGGTACACTAGCCGATCTTAATCGTCAGGTGTTAAGTCACCTCGGCGCCATCCCGTACTAACTAATTCTGCATTACAATTTAAACACACAGTCTTAAGATTGCTAGAATCAATATTGTTTAAATTGCCGTCAACATAAAATATAGTAACCTGACTTCTGATTACAGGCTTAAATCCACAAGCCTCACAAACACGTTTTACCCTATATCCACTATCAACCCATAATGGCTTTACAGGCTTGTGTAACTTTAAGCACTGTTCACATCTACGCCTATAGTAAATCTTATCGTCTTTTCGATAGTTTACTGCTTTTGGACGTTGTCCGCATATCTCACAAACCGGTCTCATACATGTATTTAACGCGGACCTTTAAAGGGATTTGGTAAAACAGGTGTTTTTTAGGGTGGTTAGGATAAATATTATATATAAAAAATCTTGTGAGAGATAAGGAACACAAACATGGCACTAATATCACCAGGCGTAGAAGTTACAGTAATTGATGAAAGTAACTACTCACCATCAGCATTAGGCACAGTTGCTGCTATTGTAGTTGCAACAGCCCAAGACAAAACAAGCGGTACAGGATCAGGTACAGCATCAGGAACTACGGCAGCAAACGCAGGTAAGACTTTCTTAATCGGAAGCCAAAGAGAACTTACAGCAACATTTGGCAATCCTACATTTTATAATACTGCAACAGGCTCGCCAATTAATGGTTACGAACTTAACGAATATGGCTTATTGGCTGCATATAGTTTACTAGGTGTAAGCAACAGAGCATATGTTACAAGAGCAGATATTGACCTTGCAGAACTTGTTGCAAGTTCAAGTCGTCCTACAGGTAATCCTACAAATGGTACTGTTTGGTGGGATGTAAGTAGCGATACACGTTGGGGTATTTTTGAATGGAATAAGTCAACTGGCGTATTTACAAACAAAATACCAACTGTAATCACAAGTACAACAGATTTAGTAGGCGGTGTTCCAAAGACTTCAATCGGTGCTATTGGTGATTATGCATTGGTTGCTACAAACACTAGTAATCCAGTTTACTACAAAAACCGTAGTAATGCATGGGTATTAGTAGGTAGTGCAAGTTGGCAGATTTCACATGCTACAATTGCAGGCACAGTTGCAAGTCCAAGATTTACTAATGGTAATAGTATTACTATTAACGGCACAACTGTAACAATGGTTGGTAGTACCGTAACTGATCTTAAGACTAGTATTAACAATGCAAGTATAACAGGTGTTACAGCAGATGTACACAGTAATAAGATTGAAATCTATGCAGACAGTACAGCAGTTGGTGTAGACAGTGTTGCTGACGGTAAGATTGTACTGGCAAATGCTTCAGGAACTATCCTTACAGATGCAGGTTTGACTGCAGGCACATATACGGCTCCGGTTATTGCACAAGATCCTCACTACACTGTTCCAGCATGGAAGTCAACAGACACAGTAACTGGTACAGTAAATGTAGGTCGACCAACAGGCAGTGTATGGGTTAAAACAACAGCAAGTAACAATGGTTTCTTAGCAGATGTAAGTACATACAGTACAAGCAATGCAGCATTTACTTCAGGTAGTGCACCAGCATATGAAAACGATCAAACTGCACTAAAGAACTTGGATACAACAGGCGGTAAAGACATTCCAACAGGTAGTTTTTATGTACAGTATGATGTAAGTGAAAATGACACAGTTACTTATAAGTTGTTTAAGCGTTACAGTACAGGTGCATTGCAAGTTACAGGTACAGTAAATGATGCAAACCCACTTACTTCAAGTGAATCATTTACTATCCAAGCAAGTGCGGCTAACAGTACAACACTAACAAGTGCAGTCACAGTAACACTTAGTGGAACAAGTCTAGCAGACATGGCAAGTGACATTAACGGTGCTAACGTTGCTAACGTAAGTGCAAGTGTTAACAGTGCAGGTTACTTGGTTATTCAACACAGTCTAGGCGGTGTAATTGTAATGAAAGATACAAGTGGCACACCACTTGTAGATGCTGGTATTACTACAAGCATTACAACAAAACAAGTCCGTGCTGGTAACAATAGCGATATTATCCTAAGTAACTGGATTGCAGACACATATACTGCAAGTACAAGTGCTCCTAGTTCAAATCCAAGCGATGAAACTTATTGGTATAGTAGTGGATTTGAAGCAGACATCCTAGTACACGATGGTACAACTTGGAGAGGATATCAAAACATCACTGATACACGTGGTTATGCTCTTGGCGATACAAGTCCAGGTGGTGTAATTTTTAGTACTAGTGAACCAACTCTACAAAGCGATGACACTGCACTAGTAAATGGTGATTTGTGGATTGACACAAGTGACCTGGAAAACTATCCTGCACTATACAGACGTCAAACTGTAGACGGAGAAGCACGTTGGGTAGCAATTGACAAGACAGACAATACAACAGAAAACGGTATTATCTTTGGTGATGCACGTTTTATGGGAGACGGCACAACAGATGTAGTCACTGGTACTATCCCAACAACCATAACACTACTAACAAGTGATTACTTGGATATTGATCGCCCAGATCCAACAATTTATCCACGTGGTATGTTGCTATTCAATACACGTCGTAGCACATATAATGTGGTAGAATTTAGAAGTGATTACTTCTCACGCACTAACTTTAGTGACACAACACTTTATCCAACACTTCCAACAGAAACGGATGCATGGGTAACTGCAAGTGGCGATACCTTTGGACGCAAATCAGTGCGTAGAATTGTTACTAATGCAATGAAGAGCGCATTGGATTCTAGTACAGAATTGCGTGAAGATGCAAGGACCTTCAATGTAATTGCAGCTCCTGGATATCCAGAACTAATTAGTAACATGGTAAGTCTAAATAACGATAGACGTAACACAGCATTTGTTGTTGGTGATAGTCCAATTAGACTTTCAGGTAGCAGTACTGCTATTGAAAACTGGGCTACAAACACAGCATCAGCAACTGATAATGGCGAAGATGGATTAGTAACTAGTGATGCATACTTGGGTGTGTTTTACCCAAGTGGTACAACAAATGACCTAAGTGGAAACACAGTGGTTGTTCCACCAAGTCATGCTGTATTGCGTACAATTGCAAGAAGTGATGATATTAGTTTCCCTTGGTTTGCACCAGCAGGAACACGTCGTGGACTAGTAGATAACGTTACAAGCATCGGTTATGTTAACAGCACTACTGGCGCTTTTGTAGTAGACAATGTGCGTGAAAGTTTAAGAGATACACTTTATTCAAACAGAGTAAATCCAATTGCATTCTTTAACGGAAGTGGCATTCTTAACTACGGTAACAAGACTCGCGCCACAACTACTAGTGCATTAGATCGTATCAATGTTGCAAGACTAGTTGGTTATCTAAGACGTCAACTACAAACTATTGCAACAGGATTTGTTTTTGAACCAAACGATAAAATTACCAGAGATGAACTAAAACAACAAGTAGAACAGACACTTAATGATTTAGTTGCAAAGCGTGGTATATTTGACTATTTGGTAGTTTGCGATGAAACTAACAATACATCAGATCGTATAGATCGTAACGAACTATATGTTGACGTTGCTATTGAACCTGCAAAGGCTGCGGAATTTATCTTTATTCCAATCAGACTTAAGAATACAGGTGAAATTGCAAGCGGTAACATAGCGGCAGCAAGTACAGTCTAATAAAAATAAAAAAGATATGGGGGGTTGAATGCCCCCCATTTTTTATGACTGGAAACTGATAAATACTTTTATAATTATATAGGAGCGAAACGATATGTCAGTTTCATCATTAACAAAATTTACAGTCCCTATTGATGGTGATCAAAGCGCAGCAAGTCAAGGCTTGTTGATGCCAAAACTTAGATATCGCTTTAGAGCGAGTTTTGAAAACTTTGGTATCAGTACACCACGCACAGAGCTAACCAAGCAAGTTATGAATATTACTCGTCCTTCAGTAACATTTGAAGAACAACAGATTGATATCTATAACAGTAAGGTTTATATTGTTGGTAAGCACACTTGGGATATGGTCACAGTTAATCTACGTGATGATGTTAACGGCGCAGTCACTAAGTTGTGTGGAGAGCAAGTACAGAAGCAGTTTGACTTTATGGAGCAATCCAGTGCGGCATCAGGTATTGATTACAAGTTTATTACACGCTTTGAAGTCTTAGATGGCGGCAATGGTGCAAATGCACCATCAGTGCTTGAGACTTGGGAACTTTACGGTTGCTTTGTACAAAATATTAACTATAATGAATTGGATTATGCATCACAAGAACCAGCAATGGTTACAATGTCTATTAGATTTGACAATGCTGTACAGACACCACTAGGTGACGGCATTGGAGCATCAGTAGCCAGAGGTGCCGGAATAACTGTTACTGGCTAATAGGAGCATTCCATGGCTAGTGTAAATCCACTACTCTCACCTATCACACAAGGCGAAACAGTGCGTGACTACAAACATGCGTCACGCACTTTTGTTGATAATAATTTTGAACTACAACCACGTTACAGCAATCTGTTTCATGTTGTGTTTGAGTTTACGCCAGAAGCTGCTACACTTTTCGATACAGTAGAGCAACTAGAGATGCCATTGTTGGTGAAAAGTATTGACTTGCCGACATACAGCATAGATGTGCAAACACATAATCAATATAATCGAAAGGTTCAAAGTCATCATAGTTGGAACTATACACCAGTAAATGTAGTGTTTCATGACGATGCAAAGGAACTTATCAGAAATATGTGGCACAAGTATTATATCTATTATAATGCTGATCCTACATATGACCAGGGAACTAATGCATACACAGCATATGACAAGTACAGTGATCGTGTGCAACAACAGTGGGGTTTACAGCGCGGCAATAAACGCTTCTTTAAGAGCATAAAAATATACAGTATGCATAACCATAGGTTTGCAGAGTACACACTTATTAATCCTATTATTACTGCTTTCAATCATGATACACATGCTTATGCAAACGGCAGTTTAATGCAACATACTATGCAATTGGCTTACGAGACTGTAAAATACGCTACTGGATTTGTAAATGATATTACACCTCGAGGATTTGGTGATATACATTATGACGTAGAAACTAGTGATATAAGTGATCATCTAGATGATAATCAAGCATTTGTAAATGGTAGTTTGCAAGATATACAAGGTACAGTCCCTCAAGATTTATTTCAAGGCAATGTAATTGGTGTAATCAAAGATGCTGACGTTGTTTATAATCAAACTAAACCAATGACTGGTAGCAGTATATTACAGGACACATTTGGTATTGTGTTAAATAATGCTCTCACAGGCAAGAAACTAAGTAGCAATATTCTAGTGCCAGTTACTGGCAAAGTAGAACAAGTGTTTGCCGGTGTTAGTGGCGATATTACAGACGGTATTATCAATACAGTGGGCGGCTATTTGCCTAATAAACAAGGTAATACCGTTAGTGGGTATAATGGTGCAGTAAAACTAAACGCAGCAACTGGAGTAATAAAAACACAAAACCAAAGTATACAAGTTGTTAACAGTGCACCAGAACCGGCACTAACTACAGATAAAGGAAATGCAACTAGTATTCCAAGTAAAACTGGAGCAATTAGTAATCCAAGTAAAATAAGTGATACAAAACAAACTAAAGTAACAACATCACAAAGTGACACAAAGAAACAGTTTGGTTACAATCAAGATACATTTGGTTTTGAAACAGACACTCCGTAGGATTAGATATGGCGCAATCAACAAACTTACCAATCATTAATCCGCAAGATAATTTTGATCAAAGAGTACAAGATTACTTTGCTAACTATTTCAACGATCCAATACAAATGACGGATCAAGAATACGAATATGCGAAAGCATTCTTTGTAAAAAGAACAACAAACGAAGAAGCTGCGGCAGCACTCACAGCGGCTACTATTGAAGCCGCTAATAGACTTAATGTATACATTGTAGATATAATTGAAGAGTTTGAAAACAGTACAAATTTAAAAAGTGCAATACCTACATTCTTAAACCTTAGTAGAAATTCAAGTAGTTTACTAGGTTACGAACAAAACATACAACCAAACGAAAACATCAAACGACAAGTGGAGGCTTAAAGTGTTTAGCCGTAACAAATATGCAAACGGTTTATACACAGTAAAGAATCCAGGAAAGTATAGTGGTAATAAAGATCCTCGATATCGCAGTGCCTGGGAACATGCGTTTATGCGTTTCTGCGATAATCATCCTAGTGTTATAAGTTGGGCAAGTGAAGCAATACAAATACCTTATCGTAATCCTCTAACAGGTAAAGGTACTGTATATGTGCCAGATTTTGTTGTAGTATATCAAAACAAACAAGGTCAGAAACATGCCGAACTCATTGAAATTAAACCTAAAGCACAGACCGTGCTTACTGAAAAGACTCGAGAAAAAGAGAAACTTGCTATTGCAATTAACCATGCAAAGTGGGAAGCGGCAGCAAAGTGGGCAAAACACAAAGGTCTTCGCTTTCGTGTAGTCACCGAAGACGATATATTTCACAACGGAAAACGCTAGTACTAAGTACTATTGCAATATTATTTTTAAGGAGTGTTGTCAATGTTAATAGACATTGTGGCTAATAAACCATTTCATACATTTTATCTAGAGGATCTTAAAGAAAATAAGATCGACTTTGAGTTAGGCAAACAGTTTGATTTAGCAGAAGGCTGGTATAAACTTGTGATCGAGTATCCTGGAAGTAAACTTAAAATCCAAGATATACGCTTGAACGATATAGATTTAAGTTTTAATGGTATGCTATATACAGGCTGGTTTCAGCCCGTGTCAGGCGAAAGAACAAGTCCAGGTACTACACTTTATACCCAAGGTCAATATGAAATCTGGGTGCATACAAATACTGGAGTGCTTTACAGTGAAATATACGAAAGTATTCTAATAGAGGATATTGGAACGAACTTGTTTGAAAAATACATGCACACAGTAGACAAACCACTGAATATTATCGGCGAAGGCTATCCAAGTACTGTCAAAGGATTTTTTGAACATGGTCATGGTCCTAAATGGTGGAGGAAAGACAGCATTGTTACACCTTACAAAAGTCTAGACAGTAGTGTTATTGCAGATATTGATAAAAACAAAGTGCATGAAGAAATGCAAAGCATGTGTGAGTATATAACAGACAGTAAGTATTGGGCATTTCCTGCGCCCGGAGAAACTATCAAAGGCGGTAGAGTAAGTGCAAGAAGTAGTCCATATTTGCCTTACACAGAATTAGATGATGTGCCTGGAGAAGAACTTAAGAAACTATGTGAATGCATTGGACTAAAACGTTTGTTATGTATTACATTACAAACGCAGTATCCAGGCGAAGCATTTCAACCGCATGTGGATGAACACAAAGAAATAGAAACCAAACACAATATGCAAGGTGCATGTAGTTTTGTATTGGATCTTAGCGACAACAGCGATGGTCATTGTTTTAAAGTTGCAAAAGCAGGACTAATTCCTATAGAACATGGTACGTTTTTCAACTTTAACTATTGTCATGCAACATATAATAACAGCGAAATAGTTAGACCTTTGGCAATACTATTTGGAGAAAGGGACAGAGATATAAATTGGTATCTCAACTAGGAAAATATTATGACTAAAAAACTTGAAGAGCTTTTTGATTTAGAAGGTGCAAATAATGTAGATCTTACTCAAGAAGAAAATACAAATGTAGTTGAAACTGTAACTGCTAAAGATTTGCCAGATATACAATCTGCACTTACTCAAGTTGATAAGATAGACGCTGCATTACCAAGTGTTCGAGAACTTGACACAAGTGATAAAGAAATGGACGACATTGCACAACTTGCACAAGACACATTCAAAGACTTGATGGACTTGGGAATGAACGTAGAAGCACGTTTTAGTGGAGAAATCTTCAATAATGCTAGTCGTATGTTGGATACTGCACTTAGTGCAAAGAGTGCAAAGATCAATAAAAAATTGCGTATGGTTGATCTACAACTAAAAAAAGCAACACTAGATGCTAGACTAGCAAAGGAAGCGGCTGCAAGAGGAGAAGATACCGAAGATGGTGACGGGCAAACTGTTGATCGTAACCAACTTTTAATGGAAATTTTAGGCAGAAATACTGAACAAAAGTAATAAATACACTATTACAACAAGGAATACACCAATGAAAAGTTTTAGAAGTTATCTTGTAGAAAGTGAACAAACATATAAGTTTCGTATTAAAATGGCTGAAAAATGCGATGACGAAACAATGGATGCACTAGAAACTGCTCTGCAAAAATATGATATGAAAAGCAT